CTGATACTCTTCGTGTAAGGAGCCAGAAGAAACAGTGTCTACTATCATCACAGAAAAGTGTGTTTCATCCTCTGGATTAGGGACAAAGATAATGTACTGTCTTTCTTTTTTTAATTTCTTTAGCTCATCATCATCAGGTTTTCCCCTCCAAGTGTTAGTCATTTAGTATCTCCTTTATAAGAATCAAGAAAAAAATCAAAGTCCATTATAACTAATGGTTTCTGTCTGTTCATTTTTAATACGATAAGAGGTTCTCCCTCCCCTTTGTGTCCCTCTGCTTGAGAATAGATAGAGTAGATACCTTTAAATTTTTCCTGGTTCTTACACTCAATCTTAAAAGGATATACCTTAAAGGCAGCGGGAGAAAGTTTAACATCCATGCCATGCTCACCCATGATAGCACCTTTAATATCATCCGATTCTAAATCTTGTGAGTAAGAAAGAAGTTTAGAAACAACTAGGTTCTGCAAGTTTCTCCCCTTTGCTTTCCTTGATCTAGTGCTTGTCATGTAACACCTTTGAAAGTTTTCTCTGCATAAAATCTGTTGTATCAGGACAGACACTTCTCATCTTATCAATGTCTTCTCCTAAAAGAGAGGGGGAGAAAACCACAACACCCCCTCTCTCTAGGAGTTGCTTGACTTGTTTTAAATCTGATTCGAACTTAGGAGCATTAGATTTAAACATCTCATCAAGCCAGAAGGAAGACGCCTCTGATCCTGGTGCCTTCTTCATTCTAATAGAGATGATATTCTCACCAACAAACCGTTGACCTTCTTGCTTATCATTTCCAGTAACAAGATAGTACACATGCTTGTTCGTATTTACATCAAGCTCTTTGATGATAGATTGAAAGATGATCATGCAAACTCTTCCCCTTCCTCTTCAAGTTCTGTCAACCTACCAGTTTGTCGGCTATAATACAGCCTACATGCAGGGCCTGTCAACCCTGAAAATCTATTTTTTATCACACGTACTGTGGTAGTATGCCTCTCCTTTTCATCCTCGTGTTGACCGTTCCTCTCCAATCCAATAACAATATCTGATAGCTGACCAATAGAAGCGGACCCTCTCAACTGATTAAGGGATGTAACCGCACCTTCCTCATGACCAGCAGAGGATGGCCTACGTAAGTGAGACACCAGAAGTAAACAGATATCCAACTCTTGCACCACTGTCCTAAGCTTGGTCATGATCTCATCAAGCGCCCTTCGCTCATCGCCATGCTGTTGATCAGATACAATAATAGATACATGATCAAGGACAACATACCTACAACTCAATGCTTTGGCAAAGTATCTTACCCTCCCCACGATGGTATCGATAGCATTGGAACCAAAGTGATCATAGAAAAATAGTCTATTAGTTCCTAACGTGTTATCAAATGCATCCCTAAAGTCATTATCAGTTGCTTCTGCAAACACATCGGGTAAGTGTAGTGGTTTGTTAGCATCCAAACTCATAAGGGAAAGACCCGATCTCTTAACAGATTCTTCCATGAACATCATACCTACATTATCAGAGGTGACACTAAGGATATGATACACCAGTTCCTTTATGAACTGTGACTTACCCAGCCCTGCACCGGCAGTGATAGTAACAAGCTCACCCATACGAACCCCATAGGTGAGGTTCTGTAACCCATCATAAGGGTACGCAATAGCAGGTTCTGTTATCCCCTCCATGATAGTGCCCCACATATCAGAGCCAGCTATGATCCCTTCAGGGGTATATGTTTTAGCTGACCACCAATCTTTTACAAACTTATTCTGTGCGTTGTTTAACAGATAATCATTAGCATCCTTGTATTGCATAGGCATTATCTTAGCCTTGGGTGATAACACCTCTGCTACTTTCTTAGCTGCTTTGTTACCCGCATCATCATTATCAAAGCAAATAACTACATTATCAAATGATGTGAGAAAGTCATAGTTCTTTGCAACATCCTTGGCTGCACCTGCTGCACCTGTCTTGATAGAAACTACAGGCCATTTCGATCCAAGCATCTGATAGGTAGAGAGGGCATCAATCTCGCCTTCGCACAAGGTGATGTACTTACCTCCTTCAGCGAAGCCTTTCTGTCCAAACAAAGTACCAGAGGATACCTTACCCTCAGAGTAGAAGTCTTTCGTATCCACCCGCCTAACCTTATTGGCAACATGAGTACCAGAATTATCGAAGAGAGGGTAGAAATGTTTGTTACCTTGGATTGTTACCTCATACTTACGACAAGTATCTTCTGTGATTGATCTGTCTGGAATATCTGACAGTATCCCCTTGGTAAGTATGGTGGTTTTCTCTTGTAGTTCTGTTTGCATGTTCTCTCCTGTTCCATTAGTATGATAGGTGCATCCTGGCGAGAAGCAATGCTCATTACCATTCGCCCATACCCCTACGTTGTCTTTTGAACCACACTCTGGGCATGGTTCATGCCGTCTAAATAAGGGATCGGACATTAATCTCCTCCACTTTTGGCTCCCTCTCTATCTTAGTTAAATACTTTACTCCATTACTATACTTGAATGCTCTTAGCTTGGGCCAACAGTCTGTCTTGTACTCACAAAAGACACACACCCTAGCTAGTTGCATGTTACCAGACTTACCATCTGGTACAGGTTCCTTGCAAACCTCTGGTTTGTTGGTGGTGTCCTGTAAGAAGGAACGTATATGTTTTATCCTGTCCGCTGCATTGATAAGATCAAAGTCTGTCACTTCCAACAGAGCTAGATCACCAGAAGATTTATTAAGAGCAAGGAAGTATCCTTTATCTTTCCCCTCTGCTTCTGCATACCCGCTGATCTGTCCGATGTAACCAAAGTCATCTTCACCATCCTCAAATCCTCTCTTGAACTTGCGGAAACTATAATCACTACTGGACTTAACATCAACCACTTCACCATCAATCTTACAATCCATGTGCCCATCAACGCCAGAGATAGTCACCTTCTTCTGCTCATCAGTAACAGAATGACCAGACTCCTTAACAAGAAACAAGAGAAGCTCTTCAACAATAGACCCATATAGAAACCGCATCAACGTGTTGAAAGATAGTTCTCTTTCTTTCTTCGGGCCGTTGATGTCCATCCATATCTTACGATCTGCCTTTCCTATCAAGGACATACGTAGGTTTGCCCTACCCTCTTGGTTTCTCTCTTGTTCAAGGTATCTTTTCAGTAGCTCTGTTGTGTTAACCAAGAAGGAATCCATATTACCTTGCTTGATTTTAGTAGGGGTTGTCATCCTCTTATAGATATCAGGTATCACATCATGTATGTTTTTCATTCCTAATCTCCTCTAGTGTATAGCTGCCCCACAGCAAAGCTGCCCTCGCCCACTATACATCCCGACAATACGAATACGTAAGCATTCATGCCAAGCCCAATACAACAGACTAAACTAAATTAAAAGTCATCATCACTATCTTGATCACCACCTTCTTCATAAGAAACTAGGTTAGTAACCTGTACCTTGTCTAACCACAAGGATGTACCCCACTCCGCAGAAAAGGGATGGTCCTTATTAAACTTAACCCTTACTCTTATATCAGAACCATTACCAATCCTGACATTCATAACATCAAAGGGTTTCTTTTCCTCATCAAGAACAGGAATACCAATTAGACCTGTGGGATTCTCATCTGAAACAGAGTTACGCTTCTGGAACTTGGTGTGTGATACAACGTAAGGCCCTCCAGAGGGGTGTGTTCTACCGTTCTTATTTACGGTAGGTTTAATCTTAACCCCGTTGCTTTCAAGCAACTCAACAGAGTCATCGGACAAGTTCCCAATGTCCACCTGATATCGGTCATTGTAACCATCGTGCTTATGGAGGTGCGTCCAGTATGCTTTACCAGAGATCACCCCTTTTTCGTTTTGTTGTGTCATCATTTTAATTCCTTTCTGTTAATCTTCCTGTACACTAACACATTCTTTTTCCCTTGTCAAGAAAATTTTCTTGGCCTGGGATACAAGAATACTATAAAACAATTCCCCTTTCGGGACAAACTTATTTGAAACTTCAACAACCTCTGCCTCAGAAACAACAGACCCCGGTATTTCCCAGGCTTGCTCACACATACTGTTAAGTACGTAAAAGGTAATGTTCTCCTCTCCTTTCTTATCGATTAATCTTTTCTTCCTATGTGGTATACGAACATCCTCCCATGAAGCGGGCCACTCCCCTCTCCAAGAATATTTAATCTCTACTTCCCATCCATGACCATCCTCCCCTTCGATATCACAGTAATATTTTTCTACATCATCCTTGAGTTTATGTCCTTGCTCTTGCAGGTAGGAACGCATGATCTCTTTCGCTTTCCCATCTGCCTTATTATACAGTGCCCTACTAAAAGGTTTTCGTATTGTAGTTGTCCTCATGTAACCTCCTAATGTGTTTCAGCCCACGTCATGCCCATCGTTGCATCAGCATTCAAAGGTAACCTCATACCAAAGAACCTTCCTGTGTCTAACATCGTTGTATCGGCTATCTCCATAAGTTCTTCTGCATGTTCCTTTCGTACCTCATACTGTTGCTCATCATGAATTGTATTAACGAGATGTGCATCTAACTTTCTCTTCTGTATCTCATCGAAGAGATAGATAGACCATTGCTTACAAACGATTGCACCACCACCTTGAAGCAAGGTATTAAGTGCAGCCCTGATCTGCCTAATCCAAAGACGCCTTCCATCTATGCCTCTTATATATCCTCGACTAGCTTTTCTTCGGACAGCTTCGATTAATCTACCAAGCTTAGGCACATTATGCAAGAACTTTTCTTGAATCTCTTTCCCTTGCTCACTACTACCATTAATTATGGAGCCTATCTTAGCTGCTCCAGCCCCATAAAGCAAAGCATAGATGAATGTCTTTGCTTGTGCCCTAGTCTCCAGCCCCGCTGCATTCTGATTGTAGGTATGAGGATCACCATCTATAACCTCACTAATAAAGTTATCATCTTGCATGTAGTGGGCTAACATCCTCAACTCTAATCCTTTAGCATCCATACCTACCAAGCAGTGGGTGTCAACATTCTCTACAGTCCAACAACTTCTAAGGGCTGACCCATAGGGTTTGCTGGAGGATACTATGTTAGCAAGGTTAGGTTCAGCATGGGTCATACGCCCTGTCACTGCACCCATAGGGAACACCTTGCCATGTACCCTATCATCAGGGGCAAGGGCATCAAGCCACCCCTCCATTGTCTTCACACGGGTTTCTAACATCTTCCACTTAGCTAGGTTCCTGATGGAAGAAGGGGCAGTGGATGATACAGTCTCTAAATTTTTCTGTGTTATTTTTGGTTGACCCTTCTCTGTAAATTCTGTGGGCTTCCAACCAAACCTTTCCATCCTGGCAATGATTTGTTTAGGAGAGCCAAGATTAAATGGTTCAAAAGATATCATACTGAAAGGACCACCGACAGTTTCATGTGGTCTATCAATAGATTGTAACCCAGTAGCAGCAAGGCACCCATCCTTTTTATATCTTGGTGTAACCTCTCTTAACAAACGAACAGAAGGTTTAATCTCCTGCCTAACCTCTAACAAAATCTCATCTGATTTAGATTTTATTTCTGATAGGATCATATGTGTTTTCTTTTCATTAAGATAGAAGCCCTTCCTCTCTTGTTGAGTAATGATATGTTTAATCATATGCTCTAACTCAATAGACCTATCAGAAAAATCTTCCTTCTCACAACTTAGTAGATGCTTATACACCTGATCAGTTAATCTAACATCTTGTATACAGTATGATATCATATCAGATGTAAGCTTTGACCAATCAGTATGCTCTCCTTTCTCATTCTTTAACTTGACACCCCACTGTCTTAGTGAGTGTCCTCCTTTTCTTTCAGGGTAGAAGAGAGTGGAAAGGACAAGGGTATCCTCAACCTTTCTATAATCAATATCAATATCCCATAGTTTCTTCAAGTAAGGGAGATCAAACCCTAAGATACCATGACCAATAAATATATCTGTATTTTCCATGGTCTTTAATAGTTCTTCTCTGCTGAAACAAACCTTAACAAAATCAGAGTTGATATCTTTACAGGCGGCAAGCCATATCTTGGTAGGGTTCAAGCCATCTGTTTCGATATCAATTATCGTCTTGTTCATAGAGAACTTCCTTTGCCTTGATAAGTTCCTTCTCTTCTCGTTCTAACATATCAATACGTAGT